ACACCCCAGGTCGTGAGTGCGTTATAGTCTGCGCGGTTGTTAGTTTCTTGCGCGGCGTCCAAAGACATAATAGTGAATTCGCATGGAGGGGGGTTTTCCCTATCCCAGATCTTCCACCACTCCCGCTTAATCAATGCGCCTTCTTCAGATACGGGATTCTGCATGTACTGGGCTTGCCAGTACCGTGGGTCCATGGTAGCCTTCTTTGCAAGAAGCTCATCCAGATCCCAAAAATCCCCCCAAAGAGGTTTATCATTCAAAATAGCAGGGAACTCAACCACTTCCCATTGGTCAACGCCCTCTTCTTTCTGCATTTGGCTGAGTAACTGACCTGTTAGATCCAATTTACTCCACCGCGTCATCACTACAATGATCGCGCCACCGGGCATAAGACGCTGAATTGGGCCTGACTGAAACCACTCCCATGCAGGTAAAAACACCTCTGGACGACCCAATTTCGCCTCTTTTTCAGAGTGCGGGTCGTCAATAATGAACAGATCAGCGCCTCGTCCAGCCAACGCACCACCTACACCAATGGCGAAATACTCGCCATTGAAGTTTGTACCCCACCGTGAGGCAGATTTACTGTCGGCTTGCAGTTCAACTTGAGGGAATATGTCCCGATATAGGTCCGACCCCACCAAATTTCTCACTCTGCGACCGAAATTTTCGGCCAAATCCGCAGTATGTGAGGCCATAATGACCTTTTTATGAGGGAATTTGCCCAAAAACCATGCCGGGGCCAGATACGATATCAATTCTGACTTACCATGGCGGGGTGCGATATTCACAATGACCCGTTTTTTGGCCCCGGCAGCTATTTCCTCAAACAATTTAGCCAAACGGCGGTGGTGAGGTCCAATCTTATACCCCTGATATACGTGTTGCGCGAACGTAAGCAGGGATTCCTTACCTAAAATCTGGACAGTTTCAGCTTCGTACTTCTTTAGCAGGTCCAAAGTACGTTTTTTGTCCTCTGCCGACATGGTTGGCAGAAGTTTTCTCAGCAGTGTGATCTGCTCAGGCGTTATTTTCGTCGACATCTTCTACGTCGGTGACTTCAACCACCCGAGTAGGCACTGTGACTGTGCGCCGTTCCAGTTTTTCCAGCGTCTCAAGCAGTTCTTTCTCGATTTCTTCGACAGATTGCTGCTTCATGGTGACTTCGGAGCGTTTCTTGAACGCATCCACACCATCTACTTCACCCAAACTGCGCAAAGCAGTGAGTCGGATCTTGGCATCGGGGTGTTCTGTCTCGGCAACCAGCTTGTTGACGATATACACCTTCAACTCAGCCAACTCCTTGACAACCAAGGTGTCATGCTGGGCGACCAGACCTGCTAGATAGGCAAGTGTGGGATTGGAATACGTCGCAAGCTGAGGCGCGACTGAGGCATTTGTGAGCATCTTCTGAGCCACTTCCATGGCTCTGCCCTTTTCTGCCTCACTGACCTCGATGGGGTTACCCACGAGATCTGATATCAGCTTCACCGTCCTAGCCCTCATCTCCAGTTCTTCACGAGGAGACAAGTCAGGCATTGCGTCGGTTGCCGAAGACGGCAACGGGACGTCAGACTCTACATCTGGTATGTGTTCCATAGGAGGAAAGAAGCACTCCGGAATTTGCAATATAACACGGAATTGACAGGAGGTTGGGACTCCTAGCCGGGGGGTGTTCTTATTTTGAGGGGGGTGGGGTCAGTAAGCAACATAGCCCGATTTGTTTGGCGGGATCAATAGACAACGTAGCTTGGCGTAGTGGAATTGGGAAAGTGGTGTGGGATTTGTGCAGATCTTGGGGTGTGGGGGTGCGCGAGGGACCCGCTGCGGATTGGGGGGGTCCGGGTGCGGTGGGTCACGCGGCGGCGACTTGCTTTTTCCCCCCGCTATCCGTAGAACTATCAATACCGCAGAGCACGGAGCGATGCGGGTTACCTAAAGGAGTTTGTAATGAGCAAGAGAATCGACACGGCCATTCGTATGGCCAAAGCTGCAATTGCAGAGACCCTGGCCGCTGAAAAGCGCAATGCAGACGATGCCAAAGCCAGGGCCAAGCGGCTTCGCGACGCACGATACACGATCATTCAGCCGGTGCTCACCCGGCTCGCGATGATGGTCCAGTCGCTGCCTGAGGATCAGCGTAGGCTTTCAGTCGACACATACGGCAAACCTTCAATCCGGGTTACCCTGTTGAAGCAACCCTCACTCAAGAGTGACATGGTGTGCGAATTGCTGGAATACGCTAGCAGCATCTGCACTCGCAGCGCACACTCAAGCGACTGGGTCACAGCATACTGTGCAGAACGCAGCCACACATTCCACGGTCAGGACTGCACGATCATTGTCAGCATCGACGTCAGTGAAGAGGGTACTTGCCGCAAAGTACTGAAGGGTCAGACGACCCGAACGGTAGACGAATACGAATTCGTCTGCGACTGATCACAGACTGATCACAGCCCGGGGCTTCGGCCCCGGGTTTTTTTGTGCCTGCGTTTTGATACCAGTTATCTGTCGTCGCGCGCGTCTGGGCGCGTGTTTGTCTGGCGAGTTATTTAACGGGTCACGATACGCTGAGTCCTTGCATACTGGGCCAGCTATCCGTATAACTAAACTACCGGAAGACGACGGGTCATCCGGACTAACGCTCAACCATGGAGTATCCAATGAGCAAGCAAACCAACACGGTCGCATTGTCGACCTCTCCCACCAGCATGAAAGACGCTGGATACAAGCAAGCCCTTATCGGGGAAGCGAACAATACTGTCGCGGCCTTTGTGCTCGACCATTGCCCGGGATTCCTGGACGACGTGCCGAAAGAGGTCAAGACGGAACTGTACGCGGGTTTCATGCTGCGGAAGCACGAACTGACTGGCACCAAGTTCTACAGGTTGTCGGATGGGGTTTATATCCCGGTAGAAAAGCCTACAGCCGATGATAAGGGTTTGGTTCAATTCACAATTGAATCGGCAATGGCCTACTCTCAGCAAGAATTCGGCCGCATGCGAATCAGTGACCCTGCCAAGCGTGCAGTGATTGAACCGTTGCGCGACGCATTCACCAAGTATGCAAGCAATTGCATGCGGGATCTGACTGCTAAGATCCGCAGCATCGTCAATGCTGGCAAGCCCCGGGAGCGTGCCCCGAATGCGGAATTCGACGATGCAATGAAGAAAGCATTCGACAACTTCGAGAAACGGGTCAAGACCGCGAAGGATCGGGGAGACACTACCGCTGACCCCGCTAGGTTCCTGACCGCAGTGTCCGCTTTCTGGCGGGTCTACCGCGCAGAGTGACCCTGACACCATGAGCCCCCCAGATCGCAAGGTCTGGGGGGCTTTTTTGTGCCCGCAATTTGAAACCAGTTATGTATCGACGCGCGCGAGTGTGCGCGGACCAACTTTGTTCCAAGCGTTCTGGTACGTGTCCAAAGCAGTTCCGGAACCACTGGAATGCGCCCAGCCTGACCATGTCCCAAGAAAGTTATATAACAAGTCAGAGTAGGCTGAGCCGCTAAATAACAAGTCAGCCAAGCCTGACCCTCAAAATTCCAGCGATTCCAGGTCGATTCCAGGTCAATTCCAGGTCATTGGAATCGCTTGTCAAATCGGCAAACTGTGGATAACTTTGCTCTTACTTGACACAAAACAGGTGCAGAGAAGGCCCGATTCCAATTTGTTCCAGGAGAAACTGGAATTTATTCCAGTTTTTTTGTGTAAATTGGAATCTCGTAAGTCCTTGTCACGTAAAGGAAAAGTCCGTATAGAGTGTAAAAATTCCAGAATTCCGGTTTTTTCCGTGAACGGATGGCTGGATCAGCAACTTTGTAAGGAAGAGGCTTTGCGGGCAAGTGCAGCACCACACAAAGCGAAGTAAACGAGGGAACAAATTCCAGCCCACCAAAAACCGCTTGACACATCTTCCCACAGCGCACTGCTCAAAAAAAGGGCATAAGTTATCCACAGGCAAAAGCAACCTCCAGACTTTTCGCACTTTTTGGAATCTCTGGAATCCTGGAATTTCTACTACTACTACTACTCTAAGTACTTGATTTCATTCATCTTTTCACCCCTCTAAAAAATTCCAGTCCGATTCCAATTTGCCAAAAAATTCCAGCTCACCTTTACACATCTAAAACCTTACACATCTTTTTCTCACAAACCCCTTGATGTAATGTCCTATACAATGTATAATGTATCTACGTCGGGAAACAACCCGGCGTGCAGTTCGGTTAGTTCCTCAGCCCCTGCTGATGCGCTAATCATTCAGTTCCAACTCAGTTCTATTCAGTCAGGAGTCAGTCATGCGTGCAAACCACACCTCTTTCCTCGTCTCTCCCCTCTCCCCCTACTTCAAGCATCTGCCCCGTGAGACCCGGCTGGCAATCCGTGATGCCCTATGCCGTCCCGCCAAGCCCAAGACCGATCAGTCCCGCACACCTTGGGATCTGGACGCCACCATCTCAGATGCCTTCTCCATCGCAGACCCGTGCGATGACTCCGCCTACTACTGCACCAACACCGTGGACCCCGGCTTCGATCTGGACGGTTCTGCGGAATTCAACGACTCAGACGGCTCTGACGAACTATCCGGCCTGACCATCGTCGACCCCGGTCAGGGCAACATCCGCCGCTGGCTCAAGGGCTACGACGTTCTGTAATCAGGAGTAACTGCAATGGAAGACAACACACCCCCCGACGAACCCATGTCCCTGCACGAAGCCCTGCGTGTGGCGATCTCCGAGATCTATGCCACCCTGGACACAATCGAGCAGCTAGACCCTGAGGAGCAGGACAGCCTGTGGATCACCCCACCCGATGCGCTGCGCGAAGCAGCGCGGATCCTCGACGCGCACATGAGGAAGGTGAGATGAGATCAGACGACCGCTTGCTGCTCGTCACATGCCTATGCATAGCGCTGTTGTTCGTGCTGGGCGTTATCTAAAAAAGTTGTGCAAACCGCTTGGTGTATGTGTCAAGTTAGGTTATAATGTACACATGTCGGGAGTGCAGGCATGCGCGACCGGCGTTCAGTGAGTCAGCGTCTGCTGATTCGTTATTCAGTCAACATGCAGTCAACATTCAGTCTGGAGTCAGTCATGGGAAAGCTCAAGTCTTTCTTTCACGATGAGATCTGTGCGATGGAGTCAGGAGACCCTGACCCGACGATCTCCCTGCTCAGCAGGTCCCCCCTCACAACCCCCACACCCCCGATGCATGTGCTGATGGAGTCCAACTCCATCACGGGCACTGCTACGCCTGTGCATGTGTACGCCCAACTCGATGACGCGCAGCACAACTGCGGGCTGCTCAACATGGGCAAGCGTCTGGGACGTATCGATGAGGGGATGTCTTACTACGTAGTGACGGGGGTCTCGTGCATCGAATGAAGCCCTTGTGTGTCGCCTGTGGCGATACGTTCAGCGCAGCCCGCCGTGAGGCGGGGTATCACCTGTGCCTGCCGTGCGGAGAACAACAAGCCCGCAAGGTCAAGCACTGCGTTGCGCCTATGCACAAGTCCAACTACATGCTGATCAGCAACCACGCTGATCTCGTGGGTCTCAACAACAAAGGCGGGTTGACCCGCTGACTTTCGTCTCACCAACCCCTGAGGAACTAAGGAACCATCATGAACATGATTCAACTGGAACAACCCAAGCATTTGATCTCCCTGTCCACCTCCGCGCATCTCGTGCATGTGAAGGTCAAGACCTGGACTGCCACATCCCAGAACAAGAAGATCTCCAACGAGGTCACATCCTCTAAGAATGCAGATGCTGATGCGGGTCGGTTCACGCAGAACCTGCTCAACAAAGCCAGCGCACACAAGGCGCTGGTCAACCATCGGCAGACTGTGTACAACTGGCTCAAGCGCTGCACGTACGACTGGGGTGGCGACTGGCGGATCCTCCCTGGCTACAAGATCGAGCAGTTCAAGCGCGAGTACGACAAACTGGTGCAGGACTTCGAGGATCTCAAGCGTGAGTTCTTCGCCGTGTATCCGTCACTCATCAGCGATGCTGCGTTCAAGCAGGGCGACATGTTTGACAGGTCACTGTACCCTGAGATCCAAGAGTTGGACGGTCGGTTCTACATGAAGCTGTACCTTAGCGCCGTGCCACAGGACGACTTCCGCTCAGCCATCTCCGAGGTCATTGCCGATGATCTGAAGCAGCATTACGAGACGCAGGTCAACGATGTGGTCGAGTCGATGATGCACGACATGAAGAAGCAGTTGGTCTCCCACGCTACACGCCTGCGCAATGCCTGTGCCGAAGCGCAAACCGATGAAGAGGGCAAGGTTCGGCGCAAGAAGATCTATGAGTCCACGGTCGACAACGCTCGCAGCATGATCGAGCTGCTGGACAAATTCAACATCACACAGGACCCTGAGTTGGAGTCTGCGCGCAAAGCGTTGGAGAGCACTCTCGACGGTGTTTCTCTGGAGGCTCTGCGTGAGAGTGAGTACTTGCGCTCGGAGGTGCGTGAG